AAAGCATCGGGGTTTGGGGTCGAACCGTCCCTAGCTTCATTTAAACCTGTAACTGACCTAATCATATCCAAGTAATGATTATAATTTGCTATGAGCATTTGAGTTTTTGAGGCCCCTGAATTACTTGTTAATTGTTGAATAGGAGTACGCCCCTGATTATATTCTCCCTCTTGCGTGTAACTACGGCCAACGACGCTACCTGTTTGAAAATAAAGCCGCAGTGCATCTTCTGGATTATACGCGGCTCCTGTACCTAAATCAACCTCATTTAAACCATCGGCATCTATATACACACCATCGGGAACTACTCGAGCTATCACTTGTTGTAGTTTAAGATGAGTCATTTGAATTAAATCTGCAAAAGGAATCATTCTTCTAACTAAAGATTCTATTACCCCTTTATACATTCTAGGTGCAACAGCCACATAATTTGGTAATGCATGTTGAGATGACGACTTAGGTCTTACCATATTTTTTGCAAGCTCCCATTTTAAGATTATGTTAGTACCCATGACCATAACGCCATCATACCATACATCAATAGTCTTTTCTATTTTTTCAAACTTACCTTCTTCCAACATTTCTTCCGGTGGATTGAAAGTATCATCTTTTTCGATCATTCTACTAGACCCTGTATCTGTAATCTTTTTTTTATAAACCATTTTTTTGGTGGTCTTATAATTAAAATACATTAAAGTACAAGTGTCTCTATAAAATATATCATTCTCGTAATACTGAGCAGTGTTAAAGTAATCGTACCAGCTTTGGCTATATTGAGATATTTTTTCTAAATCTTCTCTAGTTAATGTAGGATCTATTTTTATTAACTCACTTATTCCAACCGTTTTTATTTCCCCCCAGTAAAAACAATCTTTAAAATAAGGATCTTCCGTATAACTATATACCACATTTGCAGGGTCTACGTAGGAAACTTTCACTCCTGATCCTGGCAAAAACTCATGCTTTGCCATGCCTACACCTACAACCATCTGGTCATAGTCTATTCGTTTTCTAATATCTTCATAATGATTCTCTGCAAACATAGTATCTATAGCTTCTTCTTCCGCTATTTCTATTGCTGGCTTATAATTTAAATTCATATACAATGAAAGCTCTTCATCGGATGCAGGCAATTCATCAGGGTCCATTATAAAGGGATCAAAACCGGTTTCATCTTTTATCGTACTTAATACAGGTTTAGCGGCCATTTGTCCTTCTATCATGTCTTGATATTTACTTCTTTTAGATTGAGATAACGCGTCTTGTGCATAAGCTTTTACTTTAAACAGTCTGTCTTGCATTCCGTTTACTACTATATCTACAAACTTAGGAAGGATAGGGACGGGCGTCCAATCTAAATTTAGATAAGACAAATCTCCGTCAACAGCTAATTCGTTTTTATACTTAGCAATTGACTGCTCTCCACGAGCATAAAGTCTTAATCTATTGAAATCTCTCCACTGACTGTAGTATCTACACCCATTAGAGTCTTTTCTAAACCATTCGTATTGTATCGCTTGTCCTATCTGTAATCCGAACTGGTCGGTGGCTTTTTCGGCGTCTGATACAAACTGACTTGGAAAACCTACAGATGAAATATTTATTTTTACGTCCTTCATCTATTTAATTAATTCGCTGTAAATTCCACTATTAGCATATCTTGCAAAGTTAATATTTATTTTGGTTTGTTTTTGTTCAGGTAAATAGAGGTTTTTTTGATTAGCCATTACCGCTAAACCCGAACTAATACTAGCGTCAAACTGAGTTCTGTTGTTAATATCAAATCTAGACCATTCTTCTAGTGTCCTCATAAAATACATAGTCCCCATAGCATTCGGGTCCCTATATGTTCCCTCAAGGTCTAATCCTACATACTTTTCAATATAGGATTCAATAGCTGCGGCATGTGATTGTTTCACGTCTTCAGATGTATTAGGTATTCCTCCTAATTCTTTTTCAGCCTTAGATAGTTTATTAAAGTGTCTGTCTGGTCTGTTCATGCTAAATCCTCTATATCCCCTATTTTTAAAATGGTACAAAAGTCTCGGCTTGTTATTCTCCACTAAAATAGGCATACTGTAAAAGACGCACGCCATTAAAACTTCTTCAAAAAATATTTCAGCAGTCTGCGGCCGGGCAACGTATTCTAAAAAAAACTCATTACTAGGAGCTTGCTCCATACTAAATTTAGTCAATCCATGCAATGCACCGTTAGAACCTCTTCCTCCTACCGTTCCTGAAATATCATAGGAGTCACATCCAAAAGCCCCTATGTGTTCATTAACCGGGTAATAAGTTCCGTTTCGGTTTTGTTTTTTATTTGTTAATGATTTATTTGGTGTCCAAGAAACTTTAAACCTTCCTTTAGGATCTGGGCTAAATATAACCTCAGTATCTTTCACTCCGTCTTTCCAATAAAATCTTCCAGTCGTAACATGCTGACCCATTATTAGTGAGTCATTGTAGTCGATCTGTTGATATATTTTACTTAAATTAAAGAGAGAGGATTTACTTTCATCCCTAAATGCATGAGATACACTTCTAGGAAACTGACGGTAGTATTCATTCAAAGCATCAGGATCTTTTTTTAAGGAGTCAACTTCTGCTTGCCAATAGTCTATCGCCCCATTAGTAATCATTTCTCCATCGACTCCTAAGACAGGTTTTTCTGGTTTATAAAAAACAGGCATCCCGTATCTATCAATAAACCCTTCCATATTCCATTCCATAGGAATAAACAACGAATACATCCCGCTTTTGGTTTGACCATTCGAGTTTCGATTGGCTATATTTGAATCTTCAAATAGTTTTTTAAAGTTAGCCCCTCCTTTGTTTAATGCGTTAGACGTAGACCCCATCATACATTTACCAATAATCTTACTACCTAATCTTAAACACGTTTTGGTTACTCGCCAATTATTCAATATGTTGTTTGGCTTTAACCATTTACCACTTTCATCATGTACTAAAAGCAAAAGCTTTTCACCGTCATAAGAGTTTTCATCTGTATTCTTCCAATCTATTGTAGTGTCTAATCCATACAGCTCATCATCGGCTACATCGTACATGTTTTTCTTAGTGATTTTAGAAGCAGGGATTCTAAAAGCTAATTCTGTTTTTGGCTTATCCATACCATCTTGTATCGGTTTGAAAAAAAATGGTAACCTATTTGCAATAGGCACAACTTTATCCGTAAACATTTTTTTAGCGTCTGATCCAGTTTTAGACAGAATCCCTACTCTAGAGTCTTTAGCTAAAGTCCCGGTATTTACGCACTCTGAAGAACCCATAAAAGAAAATCCAGATCTTCTGATTTTCAAATAATCTAATCCGAAACATCTATTGTCTGCTTTACAAGCCTCCCAATAAATAAAAAAGATTCTATTAGCTTCTCTAAAATCAGGATACCCTACATCTATTGTAGTCCATTGTAAATACATATAATGAGCTCCTGTAATATAAGTTGGCTTTCCGTTATTATAAAAAGTATATCCTAACTCCCGTCTATCAAACTCTCCCTCTATATAATCTACCCATTTATTTTTAAATGCAGCAGGCATTTCATTCCATTGGAATATAGAAGATATTCTAGAAAGTTCTCTAGATAAAGGTTTGCGCTCCCAATATTGATTTGATTTCGTTTCTGATCTTTTATATGCTCCCCCTTCTACTAATGGAAGAGCTATATGTAGTCCGTTTATTTCTACTACCTCGCCTATTTTTCCAGATTTGGAAATAACTACTACATCATACTTTTCATTATAACCATAAAACCAAGTGCGTCCTTTGTTTTTACGCTTTATAATAGCGCTAGGTATATAATTTATAACACTGCTATATATTTTATTTTGATCTTCGTTCTGCAAATCCTTGTTTTGTGTCTGTCTTTTGATTATTAACAGACATGTTTATATTTTCTTGTTCTGCATCTATTTTATTTAATATTTCAAATGCATCAAAAATTGCTAACTTTTTAGTAGCCGCTGCATTCTTTAATCTGTCTGCAGCTAATTCATCCTCTGGATCAGGCTTAATAATATTTTCTTTGGCCACCTTGATAAGTTGCTCTACGGCTTTTCTGCCAGCCTCTATAATTTGTACTTTTAACAATTCTGAGCTCATAACATTAATGTTATTTGATGGTCGTACATCCTATAGAGTTTCTCTTGGTCTACTTCAAACTCATATTCACTTTCTGGTTTAAAGCTCACATGTTGTCCTTTTTGAACTCCTTGAGAAATTAAATACTTATTCGGATATTTCATTTCTCCCATTAAAGGCTCTTCTTGTCCTCTTTTGAATATAAACGATTTTTTTGTTTTTAAAGGCTTTATAAAACAATAGCGGTCATGACTATACCATTTGCCGTTTTGTTTATACATGTAGAACTGATCATTGTCTATAAAAAACAAATCATCTTTAAAATAACTTTTACCACTTTTTTGCCTACCTCTCATATCATTATAGTATTTGAAAACATTATGGTGAACTAAAAGTATATCAGATATTCTTATATCCCCTTTATAGTTAAGCGGGAGCTCTTTTACTATAGCATATCTGTTGGAATACTTATAATCCTCTTCCGATGAACTAGTAATAAAATCTAGCCCAGCAATAGATTTAGTATTATTATATCTTTTTCCAAACAAAGGTTTAACAATAAAATAAAATGGCGATCTCATTAAAAATTTATATTATATTCAATAGATATAGGGACATGTGAATTAAATTCTTTCCATAACAATATTTCATCTTTTCGCTGAATCCATATTTTAATTGATTGAGTTTCAGAAACATATTGAATTAAATGAATGAAGTATTTTCCGTTTAATATTTCTTGTCCTACAATGTAATGCATAGCGCCAGATTTATAATCTGGTCCTACAGAAATCTTTCGGATGTCCATTAGATTAAATTTAATTTAAATATAAAGATACAAATAATTTAACGCCCTTGCCCTCGATAGATTTTGCGATAGTTTTTAGAAGACTTTAGCGCTGAAGTTTTTGTCTTTGAATGAACGCCTGGACGTCTAACTTTAGGTTTAGCTTGAAAAGAACTATAGTTGATTGTTTTCGCCACTACTCATCATGTTAGTTTTATGCTTGCTGCCTGCTGAAGATCCAAAGTAGTATCCTATAACTTGAGTAAAAGCTGCTACTACGGCACCGAATCCCATATCAAATAACCTTTGTGACTCTTCGGGAATTTGCCATAAGCCAATAGCTCCTGCTACCACGCCTACAAAACAAATAGTAATACCCCACCCAACTGTTTTAAAAAGTATATCATTAGACCCTGCCGCTAATGCAGCCACGCTTCCAGCACCATTTCTTGTGCTCTTATTTTATCTTCTGCTGGAGCGTCTGAATTTTTAATTGAAGAAACTACTTGTTCCACCGACATATCCCCTTGAATAATTTTTCCTAATGTTGGGTTGATCAACCCTACGGATGCTTTTAAAAGCCTACCTACAGTAGTTTGCCCAAACTTTTTTTTCGGCTTACTCATATAACTTGATAATTAGTTTTCCCATTCTCTCTTACAGCTTTTAAAGCTCGTCCTCTATTTTCACTCTCTGATATAAAACTTATATGAACCCAGTCTGGATTAGTTTCATCCCCAAACTCCCAAATAATTTGATCAAAATTTAAATTTTCTCTAATATACTGAAACATCTCTGCGTTTGTTTTATGCCCAAAAGTATCATCCAGGTCAATCGCACGACCCTGGCAATGTTGTGATCGGGAACTTCCTCCGATAGCTCGGTTTAACTCTTCACATCTAAAAAAACTATTTATTTTTATAGGCCCACCAACCCATTGTCTTAATGGCTCAAATATGTGATCACATAATATTCCCATGTTTGACAGCTCATAGGCGCTCGGAGTATTATCTATTCCCAAACGTGTAGCCGTATTAGACTTAACTCCTTCTTTATAAGAAACGTGATTACTTATTTTTTCCATGCATTATATACCATTTATGTAAAGTATATCCTATTGCAACAATAGTGGCTAGAATTTTAAGTGCCACATCAATGTCAGTCATTGAAGTAGCTAATGCTCCTACTGTAAGAGCATAAATTTTTATATCAGTCACATCCATTTTCTTTAGATTCAACATAAATGTAGTTTACTGTTATCTCTCCAGCTGTAGTGTCTTGCACGTAATTCATCTTTTTTTAGATTTTTTACCAGATCGGTTTTTCCCTTGCATAGCGCTAGGAACATCTCCGATTTGATTTCCCACTTCTTTTATAGCCTTAGTAACATCTTTAAGCTCCTCTCCTACGCGACCAACACGTCGTGATACATCCGCTTGCATCTTAGCAAACTTTTCTTCTAAGATGTCGGGTATCATGTTGTTGTTCTCATCTTTGGTAAGACCTTTTTTCGTTAGCCATATTGAGGCTATGTTTATTACGATCAGTAAAACTACTAATCCGATTAATATTAAAATAGTTGTATTCATAGTTTTTATATTTATTCCATTATTTAATTGCCCAATAAAGGTAGGTTTTACCGTTTCCATTCATACCATCCCAATTTGAAGCAACCTCAAAGCCTGTTCCTGAACGATTTATAGCTTCTGTTGCTGCACAATATTCCGTATCAGTAGCGTTTAATCTTAATCTACAGCTTGCTGGGTTAGTTGGCGCTCTAGCACTGTCAATACAAACCCAAGGGTTACTTCCATTTAATTCTTTTATTACTACAAATGATGGGCTGAATCCTGTTGTAATGGATGGATTAGTTACAGTATTGCCAGCGTAACTACCTATTTGTTGATAACTTGTAACGTCTGCAAAACAATACGCAATTATATCTTGACCATTATCATTTACATTACCTGCATTTTGTTCTACTGTAAATACAGTATCTGTTGGTGCAGTGCCATTAAAAGGATTGTTATTTTGAACTTGTGCATCAGCTTTATTTAAATACAGATTATAACTCGCATCAGTTAAAGCTGAACTATAAACAGGCCAATCAGATGTTCCTGTAAATTTTTTGAAAAGAATTAGTTTAGGAATATTGCCTGTTCCAAGTCCGTGTCCAACAGTTTGATTTGCTGCACTATTCCCTCTATAACGCACGATAGAAAATCCTGCCGCTTGATTTACCGAAACAATACTCGTTGTTGACCCATCATTATTAATTGTCGGCAACCCTCCTGCCTTCCAGTTCCATGAAATATATGTTGCACCTGAAGCATTTACTCCCCATGCACCAGAATCATCTCCTAAACTAAAGCCATTAGGATTAAATTTTTGTAAAGCTGTAGGGGTGTCTTGAGTTGAATTAGTCCCATTAGAAGTAATCC